GGAAAGGAACTAGGGACGCGTGGCGTGGAGGACATAATCAAGTCAGCCGTCCGGTCCAACTGCTTCCGGGTTGATTGTCGCGTACCCTCGACTGGGACCACAACCACTGGTATCCTCACCATGGTCCAAAGCCAGGTCGCGCTTTTGCCCCACCACATCATGGAAAATTGGGCAGCAGCATTCGAACGTGACAGAGATTCGTATTTGGTTCTCAAACAAGTGTTCACCAGCAATGGCGACATTAAAAAGGATGCGGTGTCTGGACAAAATGTGTACCTCAAGGATTTTATGAGTTTCGAGGATGGTGAATGCGTGCTCGATTTCGAGCGCGTGGGTTCCTTGGACGATGACACTGTGATCGTATACCTCGATCAGGTGCGCAGGGGAAAGAACATCGTTAAGCACTTCTTGTCAAAAACATACCACATCCCGAACGGTTCGCACTCTTACTTTTGCGGCATCGACAAGGATGAGTACACAATGGTTGAGAAGACCGGTCTTTGTGCCTATGCTGGCCGCGTCAGCTACAGCCAAACCGGCACCTCCCACAGCATCATGTCGTCCTACACAACGAGGCAAGGTGACTGCGGAGCGCTTGTGGGTGTTATCAGCACTCCTGCGCCGCAGGCCATCTATGGCATTCATGTGGCCGGATGTCCAAAGGGCCAACCCACTGCGTACTCAGCGCGTGTGGCTCGCGAGGACCTCATTGACGCGATTGAGGCGTTGGGCAAGCGGGTGCACCTTCGTGTGGACGATGTGGAGAAGTGCATCCCTCCTGCCACCGCTGAAATTGTGGTGCAAGGAGGGCACAAGGGCCCAGCTGGGTGCGAACCTTTGTTCCACGTTGTGTCGCAACCGCGCCCTATGAAGAGCAAGCTCACCAAGAGCCCCATTTACGGGAAAATTGGTTTTGAGTGCACTCAGCGTCCGGCCAACTTGCGTGAACACAATGGTATTGACGCGCTGGAGTTCGCTAGCATGAAGTACAACAAGTATGTCCGAGGCATCCCGCCTCACAGGCTGGATCATGCAAAGCGCCTCGTGGCTGACAAGCTCATTGGCCTGAAGCCACCAAAGTACCGTCGAGTGCTCACAATTGAGGAGGCGCTTCGGGGCGTGCCGGGCGAGAGGTTCTTGTGCGGCATGCCACGTGCATCAAGCCCTGGCCTACCATGGGCTTCCATGTGGAAAGGCAAGGGCAAGACTGCAGCCATGGGCCTCGACGAGGAGGTCAAGCTCGACACCCCAGAAATGAAGAAGGTGCTCTTTGAAGTCGAGTGGATGTTGGAAAGCATTAGAGGCGGGCAGCGCCCGACAGTTGTGTTCACCTCGTTCTTGAAGGATGAGCTTCGCCCAATTGGGAAGCCAGCACGGCTGATCTCATGCGCTCCCTTTCACTTCTCCATT